ATGGAAGCAACTGAAGCCAGACGACTACTAGAGCGCAAGGCTGCTGCAAAGATGGAAATCTTACGTAGGGCAATTAAGAAAGGTGATTTTTGGTCGTACTGCCTATATACTGACTATAAGTTTTATGTAAAGCGTCCGTTCCTTCGAGATATTGCAGTTATACTCCAGAGGGTTTATGATGCATATAGTAAGGGAGAGATTATTCGGGTTGCAATATCACTTCCGCCACGTGCCGGCAAGAGCTATATTGTATCACTATTTTGTGCTTTTATGCTCGGACATTTCCCAGATAAAAGTATCATGCGAAACACTTGTACCGCTACACTATACGATAAGCTAAGCAAGGATGTCCGTGAAGTTGTTGCGAGCGATAAATGGTTTAGATTATTTGGTATTCAACTCCGAACAAAAGGGGTTAAAACATGGGATTTAGAAACTGCAACGCAAAGTAGTTATTTTGGTGGTGGTACTGGTGGTACAATTATCGGATTTGGTGCTTCCATGCTAGATATATCGGATGACCTTTACAGAGGTATCACAGATGCGCTAAGTGAGGCGATAAATAAAAAGACGATAGATTGGGCTGAAGGTGTTCGTGGTTCTCGTGTTGAACGTGGGTGTTGTCAGATTGATGTAGGCACTCGCTGGAGACAGGATGATATTATTGGTATAAATGATAAGCGTGGCGACTACTTACCAGAAAATGTTATCAAAGTTTCAGCACTTGATAAAAATGATAAATCATTCTGCGAAGATGTTCAAAGTACCGAACACTACCTTAATGAACGCTCAAAGATTGTCGAAGCTATTTGGATGGCTGAATATCAGCAAGAGCCTATTGATATTAAAGGTAGGTTGTTTAATTACGATGATTTACAGTGGTACGATGGTAAAATGCCAGTGGATATGTCAATCGATGCAAATATCGGTGTCTGTGATGTGGCAGATGAAGGACACGATTACTTATCTGCCCCATTTGCTAAAAAGATTGGAGATTTGTATTACATTTACAAGTGGGTATTTACTACCGAATCAGTAGAGGTAACACAGCCACTTTTAATCGGAGAGATGAACGAGGAGAAGGTAAACCTAATGCGTTTTGAGAGTAACAATGGAGGTCGTATCTTCGCACTCGATGTTTCAAAAGAAGTTGAGACTACCGTAACGTGGCAATTTACTACATCGAATAAAGAAACACGTATCTTTACCGATAGCGCATGGATTAAGAAACATTGCGTATTCAGAAGCGATATGAAGGATGGTAGCCAGTACGACAGAGCATTGCAGCAAATACTAACTTATCTGGCAAGGGTTGAAAAACAAAAGGATGATGCTCCAGATTCATTAAGTATGCTTCGTAGGTTTACGGATGAATTAGGATTTAATCATATTGAGACTAAAAAAGCGGAGGGAAGGACTCCTTGGCAAAGTATCCCGATTAATATTAATCAAATAAATGTATAACAATGGAAAATTTAGCGCAATCATCTGACCACATGAGTATAGAGCAAATTAAAACTTTGTCTTTATCCGATCAATTATTATTATTAAAAAAGAACTGCAACACGCACACACACAGCAAAATTAAAAAAGACATTGAGTTCTTTGAAAATTCACATCCTATAAGGATAGATGAAGATAAGGCTGATTATTTCCAAATGCAAGATGTCGAGGATGGCGAAGGACGAATATCTAAAAAATCTGTCCGAGTTCGTCAGACCCGACTTGAACTACCCTACCCACAACAGATAGTCGCAAACATGGTGGCTTTTCTTTATGGTAACGATATTGATTTGGTTATGAATGGAGACAGGAATAACGAAGAACAAAAAAGTGCCTTTGCCAAATTTGAGGAAATATGGAAAAAAGACCTTCGGATGATGTCTTTAGTAAAGAAAGCCACAAGAGCTTGTGGTGTAGAAACTCGTGCTGCCATACAATTTCTATACGATGCAGACAACGAAAAAATAAAAGGAAAAGTATTGTCGCTAAAAGATGGATATAAAATCTATCGACACAAAGACAATATGGAAAAGGTAGATGCAATAGTCGTTGAGTATAAAAGAGATAAGATAGAAAAGGGCAAGTTGGTAACAAATGTAAATACTACTGAAATCTGGACTGCTGAAGGAATGCAAAGATACGAAGGCACTGTGGAAGTGGAAGCGCAGGAAATTCCGCTTAAAACCAAAAAACTATTGTTCGCTTATCTGGAGCAAGACTATTCAGAGTTTGAATTTGTAAAGGAGCTTATATCTATTCAGGACTACGCTCGTTCACAGCACTCAGACGTAAATGTCCGCATTGGTAATCCTGCATTAGTGGTTTATGGAGAGATAGCCAACAAACCTACTTATAACGCCACTGTTAAAGTATATGAAGTAAAAGGTGCGACTGGATTTGATGCAAAAACTGGAACAAAGGGAAGTATGGAATACCTAGAAGTTGCAGGTGCTCCAGAGTCAGTTGCTTTAGAGTTTAAGAATAACGAGAACGATATTTATCGTTTTACATGGCCAGACCTTAATAAGTTGATGACCGAAATGAAAAATGGTAACTTATCAACTCAATCAATGAAGCTTACTTTTTTACAAGCATTTGTTAAGGTTGCTGAAAAAAGAGAAATTCACGATGAATTTATCTCAAGGATTATCAGCATTGTAAAAGATATGGCGACTGAAATATATCCGGAATTTAAAGGAATGAAAGATTTGGATATTAGTTTTAACTACAATTCATTACTTCCAGACTCCAATTCTGAAATAGTTAATATGCTAGCAGTTGCAGTTGGTGCAGGAATTACATCTATTGAGAATGCAGTAAGGATATTGAGTATTAACACACCAGAAACCATAGGGGAATTAGCTAGAGAGACTGCTGCTGAAGCTAAATTAAAAGCCAAAGTTGCAGCAAATGCTTCAGCTAAGGCACAATCGGATGCCAATCTAAAAACTGTGGCAGACGGTGTTGAGAATGCTAGAAATGAGAAAGGTTTGAATTAATAACAAACTTTAACTATAAAAAAGTATATTTATTAAAAATAACATTATATATTTGCAACAAAAATAAATCTATGATTGAAAATGAAGTAATAGTCAGTAAACTCCAAGCGGAGGGGATTGATGAAAAACTCGCAATTGGGATTTCGTTTGAAACAGAGGAGGCGTTAGGTGCATGGGTTGGAGCAGCCAAAACATTTACTACGAAACCAAAAGATATTTCGGAATATACAGAAGTCGAGTTAAAAGAATTAGCAGATGGTGGTAAGGTTAAAACATTGCAGGCTCTTCTTGATAAAACAAGGGCAGAGGCAAGAAAAACAGCTACCACTACCGATCAAAAAAAAGAAGTAGAGACTTCTCCAGAGTTAAAGGCAATACAAGAAACACTAGCATCTATTGTAGCTGCTAATGAGACTGCAAAGGCTGAAACTATTAAGGTTAAGTTTGATGCTTATGTTGAAACAAAAACAAAGGGATTCGACCCATTGGAAGTATCGATGCTAAAAGCTACAATATCATCTACTGCAACAAATGCAGAAATTGATACAGCAGTTGAAAACTATCGTGCATTAATGGTAAAACGAGGACTTCGTTCTTATTCAAGTGATTCGAGTTCTGCAAAAGGAACTGGCGATTTAGATTCAGATACTTCAAAAGCGATTAAAGATTTTGTAGCTAAAAAACAAACTAAAAAATAAAAAACTATGCCTTATTTTGTAAAAAATACTGCAACTGCTCCTGACCCACACATTTGGGACGAACTAAAAACCCATTCAGATGGTTTAGGTGGCGGTTTATTGGATGTGACCGAACTGGACGCAACCAAGAATGGTGGCTATCTTATCAAAGGTGCTCCATTATATCTCGATTTTGCCACGAAAGTAGCACACGTAGTTAAATCCGCTACAGTTTTAGCAGATGGAACAACAACCTCTCCTCGTGTAAGTAAAAATCACCTTTTCAAAGTTGGAGATATTGGTTATGTAAGTGGCTCTGCTGCTACCATTACCGCTATCGTTACTACGGCAGATGCTTATGACGTTATTACGTTTGATGGTGCTGTTGCAGGTGCAACTGTTGGTAATGTAATCGTTGGTGCAGGCGCAGTTAGTACTGTTGCTGCTGTTAAAGGTATTTATACCTTGACTATCGGTACAGTTCCTGCTGTTGATGATATTTTAATTGTCAATGGTATAAGCTATACTTTTGCAGCCGCAGCCGCAGCAGGTAAGATTATGATTGGTACAGACAAAGTTGCAACCGCAGCTAATCTTCAAGATACTGTTGAAGCAGACAATCAGAATTTCGTTGTAAAAGCAAACGGTGCTACATTGGTATTTACTCAAAAAGTTGCAGGCGTAGGAGCAATCCCAACCGCTACAGTAACTCAAACAGGAGGTGGAACTATTGCAGCTTCTATCGCAACTACCCTTGCAGGAAATGCTGGCGCAACTGAAGGTGCAAAATATACCGCAAATTGCTTGTTATCTAATACCACTAAAATTATTGCTGGTGTTACAGTAACTTGTATCTATAAAATCGACCAATGGGTTGAGAAAGCACGAATCCCTCATACGATAAGTGCATTAACTGTAAGTGCGTTAAACCCTAACATTATACTGAAATGATTTCCTTCAACGAATTAATCCAAGACGCTGAACAATTTCAGAGTTTTGTTCGGGAGTTAGCTCCTGCGTTTAAAACACCAAGATTTCCATTATACACAGAAGATACTTATTCTGAAACTCGTGAGTGGAAAGCTGTCGCAGCCTTAAACGGTCGTATCCCTATGGCTTCTTTAATTGACCCTTATTCTGGTAAGCCAGTTATTGGCTCTGAAAAGCCTCTTGATATGTATGGTGAAATGCCAACATTCGGTAATAAAGTTTCTTTCACATCGAAAGAGTTTAACCGTATCGCTGAACTTGAACGTGCTATCGCTAAAAACGTAGCTAATCCAATCCAGCTTATTCAGTACTTGAATAACTATATGGAACGTTTAGCAGTTGGACCACTTATCTCACAAGATAAATTGTTTTTTGAAGCATTTTCTAACGGTACATCAACAATTGCTGCTGTAGACAATCTTTCGGGTTTGGCTATGTCAATTGACTGGGCAATCAATAAGAGATTTGTAAGTACAGTTTGGGCAACCGCTGCAACCGCTGATGGCTTGAATGACTTGAAAGTATTCCACAAATACATGATTGATACTTATGGTGTAGTTCTTGATAAGTTCACAATGAATAGTGACACATTCGCATTATTGCAAGCTCAAGCATCTACCAAAGGTGCTATGACAAGCTATTTTGCAAACGGTGGTGGAACTGTAAAATTCATAGGACTTCCAACCATGGATGCTATCAACGTAGTATTGGCTCAGGGTATGATGTTGCCTCCAATCGTAATTGAAGATTACATGATTTCTACTTACAATGCAGATGGTACAACTGTAAAGAAAACAGAACGTGCTTTTGCGGGTGGACGTGTAACTGGAACCGTTGGTGATGTTGTAGGTCAATATTTATGGACTCCGGCAGACGAGCAACGTAGACCAGATGCAAATGTTATCTATCAAGATGTAAATCACGTGTTGATTTCTACTCGTAGTGATAGAGGTAAAGTAACATTTGAATCAGAATTGAATGCAATTTGCGTTCCTACTCAAATGGATCAAATGGCAATCTTAATTACCGATGCCACTTCCTAATGACTAATCTCGAAGCATATATGGCATATAACCCCGATGAAGCAGTAGGTACTCTTTCGTTGGGTTTATATGACATTGTTGTAGATGGAGTAGCCGACAATAAGGCGAGTATGGCGATTGGGATGATTGATAAATCCATTTCTGCTAATTATAAACAAGGAAGTACATCTGAAACATTAACGAATGAATCGAGGTCGTATTTATATGCCAGAGGATTAGCTATTTTAGCATCTTTGGGAATTACATATATAAAGCCGAGTACAGGAGTTATAGTAACTGGAAGCTCATGGTAAGGTATCCTTTTATAGCAACTATGAGTGGCGCACCTACGTTTAATGCGGATGGTGACCCGATTGGTGAAGGTGACGATATTGTATTCGATGCGGATTTTCAGCCAAATGCAGGTGGGGTAACGGTAAAGTATGCAGGCTCTTTTGTAGATGTTTCATATAAATTATTCGTTCCACCTACAAATAAAACTGTTTTTACAATCGGAACTGAAGTCACTTGTAACAATGTAAAAGGAGCTATAGTTTCAATTTTTCCGACAAAATTCAATACCGAGATATGGGTCAAATGAAGCAAATGTGGACTATGCCTAACGTCACAAATAAAATTAACAGCGTAACAGCAGTTGCTTTTGACGAAGGAAAACTCACAGATGCACTATTTGATATTTGTATGGAGGTAGCCAATGCAGCGAGGACGGGGCATAGTTACAGAAATGTAAAGGGTGAACTTGAATCGTCAACAGGGGTGGTCGTTTTAAAGGACAGAGAGAATATAAAAAAATGGGCTGTTCAGTCCGAATCAGGGAAAGACCCTGCTCGTGGGATTGCTGATTTTAAGAGAGCTTTAGACGAATTTATCATTGGTAAATCAGAACTACCAGACGGTACACAAATACCAGCAAAAGGACTTATTGGAATCGTATTCGCAGCAGCTCCTTATGCGGGATTAGTGGAATCAAAAGGCAGAACAGTTTTAGATAGTTTTACTCCTGAATCTGGATATGTATTTACAATTTTGAAATCGGCAATGGCGAATGAGGTTAAGGCATAGAATAAAAGGAATATGAAAAATACTATATTTAACGTTATCAGTCAACTTAGAACTGCTTTATTACCTATTGGTATTCCAATATATAAAGAAGTAAAAAAGGATGCTGAAACAGGAAAATGCTTTGTATTGACATACGTTCCGCTAAGAAAAAGTAATCTAAGTAGTACTAACGATGTAGTTATTTTGTTATATTTGCCTAAGATTGGAGGGTTGACTGATATGGTTAGTGTTGAATCATATTCAAATACTATATCAAGCACTTTGAAATCCTTTGCAGCAGTAAATGGAATGATAAATTTTAACGAAAACGTAGACCCTACAACCGATAACTTGGATACTAATTATACGGTCACTCTTTTCAAAATAAGAACGATTAATTATTAAAAAACATAGAAATCATGGCAGCAGCAACAAGTGGTGTTATAAATATTGTCGAATTTACATCGTTAGAATATGCGGATGTAAATGTTAGCTTGGATACACTTCCAAGCACCCTTACTTCCATCGGGGCAGACCAATTAAAAGATGGAACTTTCAATCTGTCTATTCCAGAGGAATCAATTACCCCAGATTATACAGAAGATGGTGAAGCGTACAATGTTCGCTCATCTCCGAGTACTAAAACGGCTTCAATTGGATTGGTAATGGCTACAGCAGCTACTATTGCTGATTTTGTAACTGCGGTATTTACTGCGGGAAGTGCAGCCGTTGGGCCAACTCCAGGGCCAGCAGCAGATGCAGTTGCAGACGAATTGAAATTTGGTGATACTTCAGCAACTCCAGTAGCAAATAAATATATCAAGGTTACAGGAAAAAATTCTGAAGGTAAAACTATTATCGTTGAATTATTCAACGCTAAAGTAACTCACGCATGGAGTGGAAATAACGGCAGAAGCCAAGAGCCTGCACCGTTTACAGTAACATTCTCTGTATTGAAAAATCGTGGATACGATGCTTCTTATCAGATTAGCCCAGCATTTTAATTAAATATTAACAAGCAAATATTATGGCAACAATAACAAGTGGACTAGTTAATATAGTCGAATTTACGAAATTAGAATACGCAACAGTAGACCCTACATCTGCAACTCTCCCCACTGTTCTTTCGAGCATTTCTGCGGCAGAGTTATTGGATGGTACTTTCAATTTGGATATTCCGGCAGAATCTTTATCTGCTGATTATACAGAAGATGGCGATACATTCAATATGCGTACTTCTCCAAGTATGAAAAAAGCATCTATCGGATTAGTTACAGCAACAGGCGCAACAATCAAGGATTTCGTTTCATCTACTTTTACAGCAGGTGCTATTGGAGTAACTGCCGATAAGTTGAAAGTTGGAGCGTCTACCGATGCAGTAATAACCAACAAGTACGTTAAAATCTCTGGTAAAAACTCGGATGGCAAACTTATCGTAGTTGAACTTTTCAATGCTAAGGTTACTCATTCGTGGAGTGGAAACAATGGTAGAAGCCAAGCACCAGCACCTTTCATGGTAACTTTTGCCGTGTTGAAAAATCGTGGTTACGGAGCTTCGTATCAAATCAGTCCGATATTCTAAAAAATTAAGATTATTATTATAAAAAGGATGGAGGGGGATAGTTATATTCCCCTTTATTTGTTTAAATTTGCATTATGGAAAACCAAACGATTGAAGATTTTTTATTAAAGGATTCGGAGAATATACTTCGGCTACCTTTTAAATATAGGGAATGGATGATTTATCCAGTTACGGTAAGGCAAATGGCTAAAATACATCCCTATGTAGCTAAAATAACAAAAGGAGATTTGGATGGATTGCAGGAAAGTATAGAAAATGGCAGGTTAAGTGATTTTGTCGATTTCTATGGCAAGTATAGCACTGAAGTGGTAGAGATAGTCCATTCTATTGTTGGCAGAGATATTTCAGCTAAGGCGACCTTTGACGACTATATGGCACTACTTATCGGAACTTTATACAGGATGGGAAATCAATCTTTTCTGAAATCTATCAACTTAATCCCAAAGTTGAGCCTACAAACTCGGTCGGGGTTGATAGCCGCCGAAACAAGACTTGCGACATCTTCGACTTTACAAAAATTATTGTCGTAGCAAATAGTAATTTTGGATTTACTCCAGAATATATATTGTCAATGGGTTGGACGTTATTACAAAATATGCTTACCGAATATAGCAGCATGAACAATACGGACGATGAACCAAAGAAACAGGAAATTAGTATTAACGGTGTAATGAGAGGGTAACATGGACAGCAACGAACTATTTTGGGCTACAGGAATTAATAATGGCGGATTGAGAACTGATGCAGAAGCAGCGATTGCCATATTTCAAAATCTATCTCTAAAAGTAGGTGGACATCTTGATGCGATAACTGCCAAATACAAACAACTGCAAGAGGTGGCAAACGTAAAGTTTACCAATCCAGTTGACACTACAATGATCGCAGGGATTAAAACCCAGATAGAATCATTAGGCAAATCCATTGATTTAGAAATACAGAAACTTGGTAACTTTACAGCTAAGTATGACGAGTCAATGTCTAGAATTGGAAAATCAGCATCAAAACTCCAAGTTCCTGGCAGTAGTCCTCTCGCACCAATGGTTGCAGGTATTAAAGCCGATGTATCCCATGCAGACAAAGAATTATCGTTCCTAGAAAGACGATTCAAATACGCTTTCGGGTCTATGGCGGCATACGGAACTATGCGGATACTTAGTACTGTATCTAGGGAAATTTTGGAAGTTAAAACTCAATTTGAATTTCTACAAACAGCTATAAATTCATTTGCTGGTAGTGCCGAAAAGGGAGTTAAGATAATGAATGAGTTAACTAATTGGGCTACAAATACACCACTGCAAGTTAATGATATTACGGAAGCAGCAAAGCAATTGATGGCTTTTGGTATTGAAGCAGACAATGTGGTAGGTCAAATTAAAATGCTGACAGATGTTGCATCTGGAGCAGGAAAACCGATAAAAGATATTGCCTACATTTACGGTAAATCACTTACTGAAGGTAAGGTATATACTCGTACCCTTATGCAGTTCGGTAATTTAGGTATCCCTATCTACAAAGCACTTGCCGATGTAATGGATACTACTCCAGCTAAGATTAAGAAAATGACACAACTTGGTGCTATTGGATTTGATGACGTTAAACGTGCCATTGAATCACTTACAGCATCTGGAGGTCAGTACTACGCTTTCTCTGCTAAAATGATGGGTACTACGGCAGGTCTTATGTCCAACTTAAAAGATAAGTGGATACTCGCTATGAAAGATATGGGAGAGAGTAACGATGGAATGATTAATGCTGGAGTAAAAGGGATTGATTATTTGATACAGCACTGGAAAACATTAGGAGAAACTATTGTGGTAGTTGCTACTGCTGTAGGCTCATATCAAGTGGCTAAACTTTTTGTGTCTTGGACAGCAGAGGCTAATCTAGCTGCTGTATCTATGGCTAAATTAAAATCAGTTGTTACGTCTTTAAATCTAGCAATAACAAATAACCCTTATGCAGCAGCCTTTGTAGCGGTTTCAACATTGGTAGCAGTAATGTGGGCTTTACACGACAGCACAACAGCCGCAGAAAAGGCGCAAAAAAACTTAAAAGTAGCATTAGATGCAATCGATGAAAGAGCAAGGCTTAAGTCAAAAATGTTTAGTGATAATCTTGATATAATTAAGAATAAAACCCTCGATAACACTCCTGATCAGATAAAAGCATATCAAGTATTGCACAATATATTTGGAGCTATAATTGGCGATAAAACTACTTTGTTGCAGTTGCAAAAAATGGAATCTACCCCATTGCAAAATGCAGAAGCACAAGCTGGAGCGTTTAGAAAATTAGGTGAAAAGGAAAAGGCTTTAAAAAAGTTAGAAGCAGATTTAAACGCAAAAAAAGCAGATTACAAAGCTCCAAGCGCTGCTGGGTTTTACGGCTCATCTTCAGGTCAGGATAAAGTTAGGTTAAATAAAGAAATTGAGGTTATGCAATTACAATATAACCTACAACTAAAAGACTATAATACATTCAAAGAAAATTATAGAAAGTCGAGAATAGGTGCTGCTAAAGCAGAGGATATTGATACATACGAGCATTGGTCTACACAGAAAAAAGATGCCGAGCAACATATAAAAGATATGGGGTCAAGGGCTATGGATGCCTTAAAAGCGGGGACAGCAAAAGAAGAAACTAAAAAATATTACAAAAAGCAGATCGATGACATTAGACAAGCCGATGTAGAGATGGCTAAGTTTCCAAGCGAGAAAAGAGAGAAGGCAATAAAGTCCGCCATCGACACTGCTAATGAAGAAGCTGCCGCTGCCGCAAAACGACTAGAAGATATTAAGGCAAATAATGAGAAGCTAATTCAGTTAAACGATAAGTCTGAAACTGATTTAGTGCAAGCCACTATCGATGCAATGGATGCTGGCTACGCTAAAGAAAAAGCTACTCAACAAAATAATTTCAATAAAAAGACAGATGAATTAAAAA